GGAGATCTCCGTCCTGTTTCGTAGTGCTACGCGTCCACCGACCATGGTGACGAAACCCTTCCTCTCTTGCGGGAGGATGGGCGGCGCCTCGAGGCTGGCATCTGTCGCTTGGAAAATAGCAGGCAGACGATCTACCAAAGCTGTCTGAGACCCTTTAAGGAGCCCCCAGGAACGATAATACCATCCCTGTAGATGACGGTCATAGACCGCCTTGTCATCCCAACGCTCCCGGACGTCCCAAAGGACGCCCGGAAGGCCGAACGGACCCGTCAACTCTTGAAGAGTCTTAGGGCCCATTTGGAGGAGATAGAGACGAGCAAAACGAGCACGAGTGTCACCTCGGGTGGTATCATCCCCCCCGTGATGTTCGTAAACTCGGTTAAGCAAGTCGACAAGGTCATATTCATCTTGGATCCGCTTTGTGATGTAGAGTGGACGGACATCGACACCAGAGAAGAAATCACCGCCACAGCTTTCCCGGAAAGGGTGAGTAGTGGTGAATGATTTTTTATGGTTCACTTCGAACCCACAAGACTCCAGAGTTGCCTCCAGGAGCGGTACGACCGCAGTGTCCACGATGATGTCATCACCGTAAACGTGCGTGTCACGTCGTAGACCGTACATGTTCGGCGTGAATGCCTCGCATGCACTAGCCAAAGCCCAGAAAATCAGGCTTTCCAGTTCAAAAGTATACCCATTTCCCATTGAGGAGAACTTCTCGTACCTAAGCACGGTCCCATCCGGCATTACACCCTCATTATTTCGAAGGAGACATAACCAATAGAACCAATCCGCCGGAAGTAATCTTTCCACCAAACGGTAAGCGATTGTGTCGCTAGCGTTCGAGAGATCAATCGTGGCGTATAGCCAAGGGTGCCGACTCGCAAACCGGGCTAGTTCCCTGTGAAAGGACTGCCCAAATCGCAAGTCTATCCCGACCGACTTTAGCAAAATACGCATCAGCTTTCCAGTCCCAAGCTGCATGAACTGGTTGACTGAGTTTTGTATCTCAGCTGGTCGATCGATA